GGGTTACTACTTAGCCAATGAAGCAGGGTTAGAGCATCACACTCTGCTAAATGCCCATAACATCGTGCATTTGCAGGGTACCAGTTATTCTAGCAATCTCACAGAAGCGGAAGCATTAGAAGCTGTAAAAGAGATAGATGCACTCGCTACTTTATACGGTATAAGTTTCACCAACTACGGTACCCTTGATTTAGCCAAAGGTGTATTTGATGCGGAGATGGCAGCCAATCCCGATAGCAACGGTATTCTAACTACGTTGGTTGTTCATTCTGAATTGAAAGATAAAGCCCTTCAGGACATCTTTGGTAATGATCCAACACAGATGGTGAAAGGTTACACCAAGGATATATTAAACCCTTACACAGCCATTAGAATATCTACGTTATCAAGGGAAGAGGAGCTTACAAAGCAAGGCTTTGTGAGACAGCGCTCCCCTATAAGCCGTGATTCAACTGACCCACAAAATGATGAAGAAATGTTTTTCTATGTGAATAAGAATGGAGCACCTGCAGGTTACAACAGTGGTGCCCTTTCGATTACTTCCATGAATCACATGGGTAGCACTCTGGTAGACATACACAGAGAGTTGGATACCTATTCTCCTGTGCAAGCAGCAGCCCTTGACTCGCATATCATGCGAAAAGCTAAGCAAGGTAAGATTCATGACATGTTTAATTCGGCCGTTCCTGAAGCATCAACAGCGAGCAGGGAAAACGTAACAATTCCTATCATATCTCCTGAAGGTAAAGTGACCGGTTATCGCTATATAATGAACGGGTACACTAAAGATACTGTTCTTGAAAGAAACAATAACTTTAATGATGTTATGGGCGCTATGGCAGGCAGTATCGTTGATAAGGTAAACAGTAAAGAAAGCAATAAAAATATTATTATTGCTCTCCGAGATCAGTTTAAAGAGGATTATGCAGCTAAATCTGCGATGTATGTAAACATTGGCCCGGATGTTTTAGATCCTGAAATGCGTGAGGTGTATTACCTACTCCCTGAATCCACTAAAAGGATTATAAAAGAAGTTTGGGATAGTAATTCAATGCTGGTACGCAAGGATCTTGTTCCTCTCGTATTCGGTTACCGCAAGGCAACTGTGTCGGACATGTTTAATGTACCTGAAAAAGAAATGGGATTGATTCACAGAAATGCTGTGAAGACTGCTTACATGCTATTGGGTGTCAGGGCCCCTAACAAACTTCGTATGCTTGAGAAAGGTACTATGGAAGTGGCGAAGATAGTCAAAGACATCATCGTTGTGAAAATGGGTACTGTTACGGCCGCTAACATTGTATCAAATACTCTGTTATTAAAAATACTGGGATTGAGCTTAGGGGATATTATTACTTGGCAGGGTGAAGCTATAAATGGGATGTGGAAGTATCAGAAGGATCTCCGTGAAAGAGACAATTTGCAGGTTGAGTTGATGGTGGCAAAGCGGGGAGTGTCTGGTACTGCTGTAAGCATAGCTAAAGTACGCAGAATGGAGGACAGAATTGCTGAATTGTCCTTCGATTTATTATCCAATCCAGTACATGAACTGGTAGAAAACGGGGTGATGCAGTCTATCATCGAAGATATTAATCCAGAAGAAGACGAGTATTCTTATAAGTCTCAGTTAACAACTAAGATGGAAGGGGTAATGAGTCACCTTAATCCTACAGTTAAATCAATGCTTAAAAATGTTGCAATGACCCAAGATACTAAGGTTTACCAGTTTATGAATAATGCAGTAAAAATGAGTGACTTCGTAGCACGTTATGCTTTACATAAGCACTACACCACTCGCACTGAGAATCCTTTGAGTAAAGCTGAATCAATTGAAAAAGTTGTGCACATGTTTATTGATTATGATTTACCTTCGCACAAGTACATTCAATATGGTAACGATACTGGACTCTTCTGGTTTACTAAGTACAAGCTACGGGTGCAGCGTGTAATCCTAGAGGTACTCAGTGAAAATACTGCAGCAACCATAGGTGTCATGGTGCTGCAGGGAAGTTTGGGTGGGTTACCCAATATAGTTGAGGGGTTGGGCCAAGTCGGTGGTGCAGTTGGTGACCCCTTCACTGGTGTATCCAAGTTCTTTGATATAGCCACTATTGAGGCAGCGCAAACCGTGGTGCGGTAATTACTTGGGCTTTTGCGCTTCCTTTTTATTGGATTTCACAAAGGCCCTGTAGTCTGCTATGAGTAGGAAGATTATAAAAAATATTCCTCCTATCCCTAAAAAGAAGCTTAGTATTGCTCCAGTTATAAGCATTGCGCCTATCAGCACTATTACAAGAAATGTCTCAATAACAGCTCTTATGGTGCCTAGCATAGGGCATTAATCCCCGAAGATTGGTTTAGTAGTTGCAGGGATAGAAGGGGTGAATGGAGGTGTGTCTTCGACTGCCTCTTCAACTTCTTCTGCTGTTACTTTTTCAACTTCCTTCTTGGGTGACTTTTTAGCTCCAGCTTTCTTTGGTTTGTCATCTTCATCATCGATGGCAATCTCAGCTATGAAGCCGTTCTCTTTGCGACCGGCAGTCATGTCAACTGTTACGGTCTTACCTTCCAGTGAAATACCCTGAGAGGTAACATAATCTACCAAGGCAATTTCAATTTCAGGTTGGGTCAGTACGATTTTCATTTGATTTCCTTAATTATGGATCACATAAGTTTGGGCTGCATAGTGGGCTATCATGAGTGCATCACTGCACCCGTCCAGCAATCCACCTCTGGGCCCTCTGATGGTTACAGCTGGGTAAAGTCTGTCACATATACTTGCGACTTCTTTTTTAATATCGTTACCCTTAGCTTTAACTCCAACGTGTTTCTGCCACACCTTAGGCTGTACTCGCATAACCATGATGCCTGTAGCCTGAGCCAAGGTATTAACTACACCTACGTTGTATCCAAACATAAAGTTTGATTTAGCAGATGCACCATGGATCGAGTGAACATCCTCAATCATGATGGCTTTCACATCGCATGTTTCCTTCAGATGCAGGATTCTTTCGAGCAACTCGAAAGGCTTATCAGTGGTCGGGTAGAACATGACTTCGTTTTGGTTCGGTGCAAGAACGCATATAGACCCCTTAGCTCCGGGGTCTATGCCTATAAAAACCACAGGTTTCCCTGTGTTAGTTATAGAATCAGCCATTAGCTGAACAACGAGGTTGACTTAGGTGCTGCTGCAGCTTTAGGTGCACCGGCTGTAGAACCGCCTGTAGCGCCCTTAGCCTTGTTTTTAGTTACACCAGTCCACTTCTTCGCCCATGCATCCATAAAGTCTGCAGAGGTCGCCTCAGCACGGATTTCGGCTACTGTGAGCCCATCCTTTGAGCGGAACAACTTATCAATCTCGTTTTCTTCACGAGTTTCACCTGATGGTACATAAGCGCCCGCATCATTCTTGACGTTTTTATCCACAGTTTGCTTGATCATACCTACACGGATCTCTTGACCGGTAAGATCAGTCAATACAGGAACAGTGGTAGGAACCTCAGCCTTGGCATCGTAGCTCCATAGCTTCAGTACCTTGTCTTCGGTATCCAACTGAGAAATTTCTTTACCTACTGTGAGTAGGGACAAGGCATTTGCAATGTTGAAGCCCGGTAGGTAGTTGCGCTTACCGTCTCTCTCGTAGTAGTTTTTGTTGCCCTTAGCATCGCCAGAGGTAACCCAAAGTTGTTGACGCACATCGCGTCCACCCATGTTGAGCTCTAGGTTCAAGCTCATGGCTCCACCAGTTGATTTACCGATGTAAGCAACTTTGATGGTTGCATCGTATACACCAGATTCAACTGCGCCGCCGCCACCTAATACATCAGATTCGTTGGCAATGTTGTTGTCTGTTTTTAAGCTGTCTAGTAGTGACATAATTTTCTCTCTTGGTAAAAGCTGGCTACTGAGTAGCCAGATGATTAATGACTTAGCTGTAGTATTCAGCCAATCGGGTATTTAAGAACTCAACATTGTTGTCAATGTAAGTCTCGTTTACTGCCCACATTCCCATAGGAGAACGAATGCGTTCTGATATGGTTCCTTTGGTCAGTCGTGTTTGAAAGCAGTATTTAAAACCAAGCATTTCCTCTTCTTCTGTGATGTTCAAGAAGGGCGAGGAGTAATTAGCAAGATCTTTAATCTTCACTCGCTTAGTTGAAACTACTGTAGAGAAGTAGGCCTCGATTCCATTATTCTTCAATGAGCCTTTCACAGGTACCTTGGTTTCAATGACATTTTCATTTTCATTGAGGGTACCTACTGTGTGGGCAGTGAAGTAGACATTCTTAGTGGATGTGGCTACATGGGCTTGCATCAAAGTCTTAAAGTATTGTGCAAAGTCGCCCCATGCCTTCATTGTATTTGCAGAAGGTAGAACATAAATAGATTCAAACTGATCCATGAGGAACGTGAGTGAATCAATAATGATCGTATGACAGTCTTTGTCTTCTTCCGCTCGTTGAAATACTTCATGAATCTGCAATGGATCCACGATATTAAACTCACGAAATCCACTCTTAAAGGGTAAGCGTTTGTTGGATTCGGTATTGCAATACCAGATGCCTGCAGGGTTCTGAAGATCTTTCAGTGATGCCGATTTACCGGTGGCACTTTCACCGCTGATCAATACCAGATTGTCGTTCATTATAGTTCCTTGTTTTTGATGCACAAAGGGGCGGGGAGCCGCCCTATGCGTTATCTCTTGTAGCAATTGCCCGTGTTGCGGATACAAGAATAGTGGTGAGTACTTCTGTCTCTTCCATCTTATCCTGCAGTTTGTTGTTAAGGGCTAGTACGTTATTTCTAACAGTGTCCAGACTTTGGCCTGAATCCACTAATAGCAATGCGTACTTGATCAGCTGGTTTGAGCGATTGCCAATGCCAGTATTGTTCACGAACCAACGCTCTATGTTAGATAGAGATTGTTGATCATTAACAATTTTCTTACGCTCTTCATTCTTGGTAGTCTTAGGAATGAATAGCAAAGCATCCAGCATCTCTCCGTCTACATACTCATAGATTCCGTTGTGTGACATCCACTTACGGGCTCTCTGATTGGTCTGTGTATCCACTGAGAATGGGAGCCATTCGTAGATATTAGACATGAACTCTTTATAATCTTTCGAGTCCATACGGAGGGTGTAGCTTATTGGGAAGATAATCCGGTACCGATTGTTAGTAGCAGAATGACGCTTCGTTGTGTAGAACATACATTTGTAGTCCTTCAACAGCATCTTAGCTGTGTTCATTTCAGTACCACCATCTACATCGACCACTACCAGATTAAATCCCGGCAATGCATTCTCTTCCTTGCGGTAACCATCGAGGAGGTGATGCGCTACCCAATGGTATCCATCCAGCTGAGTCAGCTTATGCAGCTGATCAAACGGGACTTCTTCATTGCTGTAGTTAGCAGCCATCTCTGTACCGTAGGAGATCAAGACTTTATTCAAATCTGTCTTCTGTAGTGATTCACCTTTCAAGAACTCGATACCATCATTGAACATACGCTTGATGATAATGTTGTTCTTATACCCATAGGCAATAGCCAGTGTCATGAGCTCACGCTTCGCTGCTTCTGCACCCTTGTAGAAGGGTAGGTCTTCGACCAAATCAACGTGTGTGACCTCACGGCCGATCTCAGCTATATATTTTGCTAGCTTCACATAGTTACGGTCACGAGTGAGTAGCCTTGTGAATGCTTCCCCTGATTCCTCAGCTAACTTGATAGCACTGTATAAGTGATCTTCAGTTATGCAAGATGAACCATCAATGAAAGCGTAGGCCCCTGCAAGCTTGAGTGCCTTAAAGTATCTATGAGACATTTCTGCCTTACGGATCTCTTCGTGCTCTGCATAGCTTTCAGATAACTCTTCGCAATAAAGCCGATACTCAATCAAAAGAAGACTTACTGCTTTATCCATAGTTAACTTTTTATCAAAGTTAATACGGTCTGCCAGTTGACCCAAGTGGGTAGACAGTCCCTCTAGGTAAACGTCACCTGAGGTATCCGTCAACAAGTCAAAGACCTGTTCTGGAGTAAGCTTGGTCTGCTTAGGATTTGCTCTGCTGTAACCAAAGAAGCAACGTCTGGCATACCCTGTTTCGAGCATAGAATAAAATTCTTCCTCTACTCGTCCGCCACTCAGCAACTTGGATGGAGTACCAAATAGCATCATGTTAGTAGGAGTCTTGCCATCGATCTCTTCGCTTCGGACATTCTCCGAAGTGTTCTTGGTCAGTTTTTGTTTAACTTTACCTACGTCATACAATTCTAGGAATGTATTCAACACATCAACTTGACCCAATAGGTTTGAGCCTATCTCGTCAATTTCCATGTTCATGGATCCTGCATTTGCCATTAATAGCTTATGACGCATCTGCTTAACCGCAGCTGTAGTACCTGAGTCGAATGAGAAGGCGAGTACGCCTAGATTATCGAACTCTTTTTTAACGCGCTCATACTCATCGTTAGGATCCACAACAATATTAGTTGTGATCGTCTTACGATTGGCACGCTGTACT